TAGGGTCATCTTTAGATTTTCTTCTTGGTTGATATTCTCTATCTTCTATTTCTTGGCACAATGCTCTGAATAAATCTTTTTGTTCATCAGGTTTACCATATCGAATAATACCATTCAATTTAGGTGCAATTACCCAACCGTAATTATGTATCGTATGACCCATTTTCATATCTTCATCAAAATGCTCTGCAATAGCTTGAATAAAACTATTTTTTCGGTTTCCTTCCTTTAATCCTTGTAAAACATAATAGCGAGTTTCCAAATTCCTCATATCCATAGAATCCGCTATCATTCCAAGCGAAACTAAATCTAAAAACTGATTGCAATATTTTTTATCAATATTATATTTTTGGCAGTACGCCAAACAGAATTTATGAACTACTCCTACACCCGACAACGTATTATTTGGATAACTACCATCCATACAATTCACAACAGTAGCATAATTATGAATTTCTGGATTAATTTCGTGATGATCAAGTATTAAGATTGGTACACTCATATGTTCTTTAATCAAACTGCAATCTTCAATTGAATCTGATCCTGCATCTGGAATAATGATTAAAGATAATTCTTCAATATCTTTTACTTCTTCATAAGATAATCCATGTTCTTTTTTGTAATTCATCTCATATAAAATCTCTGTATCAGGTGCTATGCATTCAATAAATTGCTTAATATATGCCGCTGAAGTATAGCCATCAACATCTGCATCAGGTTTAATATATATTTTTTTATGTAATGCACTATTAAATAAGTCAAGCCCTTCATTTATATTATTTAACAAGAACGGGTCAAATGTATTTTTTTCATTTACATTTAAAAACGCTCGAATGTCTTCAACACCACTCTGTGTTAATACCGTATCTAAGAAATCAATTTCTTTACTAAAATTATATTTATGCTTAGTTTCCCAATTTAGTTTTTCCAATATATATTATTAATCCTCTCTATTCGTGGTTATTTGTATTTTATTTTCCATTAAAAATTCTAATGTTTCTTTTCCTTTGTCATATGGCGAGTCCTTTATATCTAACTTATTAAATCTATCCCATAGTACATAAGTTCTACAGTAGGAAGTAAATTTATAGGCTAAAGAATAAACACGATTTACATATCTTTGAAATTTTTTATATTCTGTATTGTTTTCATCTGACTCTGTAAAATCAAGCTCATTAAAATCTTTGTCAAACCCAAGTATCACTTCTTCTACACCTAAACTCAATAATATGTCTCTATGCCAATTTGAAATATTAAATCCACAGGTAGCAACAACAAAAGCATCATCACCATAATACTCATGCGCTAACATAACACTCTTTTCTGATTCAACAATTACAACTTTCTTATATTTTTTAATAGCTTCTTTATGTTGAAATAACCCATAGAAGTTCATATTTAATGAATGAGTATAAATAACACCTTCTAATATTTCAGGCATATATTTATTATTTTTATCTTTCTCTTGTAGGCTACGTCTTCTTATACCTACTATTTCCCCATCTGAATTTACATGAGGAATAATAATATGTTTTTCTAACTCATACCATCTAATACCAAAATATTTCATTGTAAGAATAGAAATACCTTCTTGTATCCATCCTTCATAAAACACATTATCTTCAAAATAATTTAGTATATTTGTATTTTCTAAAACAGGTATTTGGTTTAAGATTTCAGACGTTTTTCTACGTAATGATAAATAATTCTGAATTTCATTTATTTCTTTATACGAGTTTGAAATTGAAGTACTTTTATTTAATCCCTGTCTGCTATTAATGCCTAACTCATCAGCTACTATTGATAATGCAGAACTAAAAGAACAATGCTCAACTTGCATTATTAAATTAAATATACTCATGTGTCCACAATTTGTGTAACAATAAAATGATTTTGTTTCTTTAAAATAACACAATTTATGACTATCGCCACAATGGCAAATTGTTTGAAACCAAATTTCTTTTCGTTGTGTACTGCCGTGTGGCTGAACACCAAGACGGTACATTATATTTAGAACATTTTGCTCTGTTAATTGGTCTATTAAATAATCTTTATCGAGCAAAATGTCACCTCATTAAAATTCTAATTCATCAGATTTCTTGGTATACTCTATAGAACTCACTGGTATTCTAGTAGGTAAATTACTAACACAATCAGCTTCATTTATATCTATGTATGTTTTTTCAATGTCTTTGATTAGTCGATATTCATAGTCCGTAACAAATAAATCATGCGTTCTCATAGTTCCATAATCTATATAAAGCCAAACTTTTATTTTGGTACACTTTCCTCCACGATTTTTGTATACTGAATATACTAAATTAGGTTTTGGTTTACCTATCATTTCTCTAAGAATAGGTTCAATTTTATTCATTTCTTTTGTTGAAGGAGGCATAGCAATTAACCCACCATCAGCTTTATTTAGGATTGCTTTCGCTCCTGCTACAATTGATTGATCTCTATTATTATCATCTTTGGCATCTGTGGTAACTTGTGTGCAAGACTCAAGCGAAATGTTATATTTCCTTGCCATATTTTTTAAATCACTAGAAAGGGAAGCTAACACTTGGTCTTCTCTTGTTACCATTTTTGTTTTAGATTTAGTAGCAAATTCGCTAATTAATTCAACTGTTGTATGTATGTAATCAAACCAAACGTATTCAACATTATGTTTAATTTTATGTTCCTCAATAACCTCTTCAAGCATATTGATATCATACTGCGGAACATATTCAAGCCATATATTTCCTTCTTCTTCTAATATGCGAATAGCTTCGTCAACACGTTCTTCCTCACCGTCTTCATACATATTAAATTCAATATGATCTTGAGGTACATCAGCCATATAAGCCCACAAAATAGGGTCTATTTCTTCTAATAGTTCCATTTCTGTGCCTATGTATAAAGCTCCGTTATGTGTGCCATTAGGATTTTTCATCCACGATTTAAGTTTTTTATCATAATAATATGGAGCACAAGAATAGCAAATATCGCCTATAGAAGTTCTAGTTTTTCCTATTCCTGAACCAGCCGATTTTACAATAAATCTTCTTTTTCTTAACCCATGAAAAATTGTAGTTAGATATGCACTTGCATAACCAATTCCCCATGCAGTATCTTTTTTCCACAACTCTTTTTGCTCATGTCCTCCTGTACCAGCTTTTTTTGAATCTCTACCTTCAGACAGAGTAAAAGGAGCTACAACCTCTAATTGTTTCTTTTTAAAATGATTAACGATGTCTTGTACAGTATCTTCGTCTAAAAGTTGTCTTTGACTCTCAATAGTTACAGGATCAATTTCATTGGGATCAAAATAATCTGATACATCGAATCCGTACTCAACATATCTTCTTAATAATGAAAACTTTTTTAATTGGTCATAATAATATTTAATATTATTTATCATCGCAAGTTCTTGAATATTAAAAAGAAAATCTACTCCTTGATTTTTTTGAAAGACTTGGTATTGAGTTTCATAGTGAGAAAGATATTCATCTATTGCTACAGCATCAATAGTTTCAGCACCATTTTTATAAAGATTATTAATAGAAGCGAATATAAGTTTATGAAATGTCTCAGGAAAATCTACTTGAGAAGTTTTATATTCTCTCAATAAATCAGGTTGCTGAAGGAAACATCCTAATACTTCACGTATTGCTTGTTTATTTGCATACTCTGTTAATGACTTTTTACTCATATAGTTGTATCATCACCTCCCAATTGTGAAATATCAATGTCAATAATGCCTTTGTATTTATCATTTTTCACCATATCTGTTTTGTTTATGTGTATCACTTTATTTCTATCTGTATCTTTGATATTAAAATCCTGCATTCCTTCTTTTACTAATTTTTTATCAAAGTAAAACTTTTTTGCTTCGTCATAAACAAACGGAATGATCCCTATACCCATTCCCTCTTCAGGGTCTTCCTCTTGTTTTATTCTATAAAAATAATCAAGAGTAGTTTTCATACCCTTATATGTATAATTAAATTGTTCTTTAAAATCTTTAATCTGTTTTAATATCCATCCATTAGGAGCATCTAAATTATATAAATCACATATATATTCAATAAGATTCCTATAATCTTCACTCTCTTTTGTGCTATTTTCAAAACATATTTTACAATAATATCTTTGATTATAAAAAACGGTTTC